CTGCGGTATTGACTGCTAACAAAATAGCCGTATTCATCTACTACTAATTGAGTATAGTTAATTTCGCCTAACAACTTGTTTATAGCATTTAGTTTTGTTGTGCCTATCTCAAATTCCCTTGCTGTTGATAGCACTTTGTCTGTAGCTTGTATATTTATTTTAGCTATTCCTGCACTCGTTAGGAGGCTCTTAATTGCCGTTATATAGTTAGTTCCTATAGATATGGCATATCTGTCCGTAAACTTATCATCAATCAGAATTTGGCTTAAATCGTAAGCCTCAACCTCTCTTGTTACGATAACATTGTCAGTTTTTTTGGGACTGCTTAATATAAATATCCCAAGCGGCCATTCAAGCCAATCCAATCCCAATTTTAGCATAAAGAAAGGCTGAATACGGTCATTCAACCAATCAATTGAGTTATCATCTTTAACGGTAAATCTCGCTGTCCTTTTTATATCCGCAAAAGCTGACATGCTCACTTCACCATCTATTACAGTTGTTAGAGTTTTCTTGTAATTATCATTTTTATCCAAGAGGTCATAACGGAATTTTATCTGTCTTGAGCCTGTTTTCATTTGTAAAACATCGATAACAGTTTGTCTTGTATGCCCTTTTTGAGCTAACTCTTGCATTTATATCACCTCGTCATAATCAACTTGTTGCAAGGTGAATGATACTGTCCACCAAGTACGAGGACTTTCATCCGCTATGCTTAGATTATTTAAAGTACCGAATAGCCTCTTACCTCGCCTATCTCTATATAGCACAGTTTCTTTTGCATCGTAAATTTCAATTAATTTATCCAATTCTGCTTTATCCCTGATTGCAAAACTATTAGGGATGTTATTGTTTTCATTCTCGCTAAAATCCGTCACTGCAAATCTGCGTCCTGCAAAATAGTTAGATACTGAATTATGCTGTCTATTGTCTGACTTCTCCGGATTCCATTTTAGCTCTATCCATTTGTCATAATTCGCTGTAAGTGTAAGCTGTGTATGCTTTACTACTACACTTGCAACTGTAACTTCACTGTCACTGTAAGTGCCGTTTTCCCCCACTGCTCTAACTCTATAGCTATATTCCTTTTCACTCTCTACCGTATAATCTGTAAATCCACCTATAATACCAGTGGCTATTCTCTGTCTATCCCTAAATATGTCATTATGCGTTACAACTGTTAGCCCCTCGGGATTAACTATGTTTAGAGTTATACTTGCCCTTGCTGTATCTATAGTTGCTGTTACAAGTGGTATCTCTGGCGGGGTAAAACTGATACTAATTGATTGCACTGCATAACTTGACCATATCCCGCCGCTATCCGCTATTCGTACCTTTACTGTGTAGGTTGAGCCATTAACTAAATCTGCCCCTACAGTAACCGCTTTGTTGCTGCTTGTTATTTGTCCACTATCCCATACTACAGCACTTATACTATCTAATACCTGTACTTGGTATTTAGCTTGTCCTACGCTTGACCACTGTATCGTTGGTCTTGCAATATTCCAGGTATCTGCACTTGTAATTATTGGAGCGTCAGACGGCTCTGATGATGTAAATGTAACTTGATTGCTGTAAGGGCTTACTAAATCTTCTTGGTCATATGTCCTAACTCGCCAAGTTATAGTTCCTGCAGGAAATGTATTAACAGCTATATCTAAATACTGATTAACGGTTGTTTTTGTTATTGTTGTCCAATTCTGTCCACCATCGGAACTCCATTGCAAATCAAATTTTGACTGTGCGTCCGTGTCATTGTGTTTCCATGTTAATCTTTGAATTTCTGCCCTATCAATAATTTGTCCATTGGCAGGGCTTAGATTGGTCGGTGCTGTTGGTGCCTGATTATGTTGGATTGTAAATACACCATTTGATACGTCGCTTGTGCCTAAATTTCCGCTATTGTCTAAAGGGGTAACCCTTATTCGGCAAACACTGCTTTCTAACTCGTTTGCAAAATCATAACTGTAGCTCGTAACCCCTGCGTTAGTTGTAAGTAATGTTTTCCACGTGTTACCGTTATCTGTGGATAATTCGATTTTAGTTTTTAATCCCGCAGCTGAAAGAGTCCACGTAATACTAAATCCTTCATTTACTGTTTCTCCACCGTTTGGTGATGTAAGGGTTGCTGATTCATTCAAATCGGTTTTAACATAATAATAATTATCTTTAGGACCATCATCAGGATAAAATCCATCTTCGGCTGTTACTGTTTCAATAAAGTCCTCTTTAATATAATACTGATATACTGTATGTGGACCTTTTAAATCGTATCTATCATTAACATTTATTTCTATATCATTGCCATTTATAGCCGTAACCGTTCCATTCCTCAAAGATGTTGGAGTAACTAAGACTCTCACATTATCACCTACGACAATTCCAGCAGTAGATGATATTTTGTAAATGGTATCGGACGAATACATGCTGCCAACGTAATAAGGGGATGAACTGTTTGTTCCGATGTAGTACCTGGTTCCAGAAATAGAAAAACTTTTGCCAATATCCCCTTGGGATAAATCGCCATTAATAACCGTGCTATAAGGATAGGTTCGAGATGCCATCAACGCACCTTCTGCCTTTGCATAGTAAGACTTTCCACGCCAAGTTGGTACGCCTTTCCAAAACATATCATAACTATACTTATCATAATAATATTTAGCCACCCATTACACCCCCTGCCTTGCTGTCTGTCTAATTCCTGTAAATACTCTTACTACGTCGGTAAAATCTTTGATGTTTCTTGCGTCTATTGTGACGTGGAAAGTGTCTCCGCCACTTAACATTTCTTTTGATTCCTTATGCGGTATTATTTGACTACCCTTAGGCAACTTTACAAGTTCCGGTCCTAATTCGTTCATCCATCCCCAACCACCAGGATAATTATTTGTTCCGTTAAAATATCTGGGAATTTTGCCTGCTAATTTGTCAGCCTCGTTTTGCCGCCACATTTCTATCGCAACGCCTATGTCAACATCATTTCTTTTTGCAATTTCTGATACCTCATCCCCCGCAACCTCCAGTATTGCATCATCGTTCTTTTTTTTGTTACTTGTTCCACCACCGCCGCTACCAGAAGAACCGTAATTCTTTTTATCGTACGCAGCAATTCTTTCTTGGATTTTTGCCATGCCACTTAGTGCTTCTGTTGTTTTGTCAACTTCTTTTGTCAGTCCCGCTTGTTGTATTTGTAAATCTAATAATTCATTTTTATATTTCAAGGCTTCGGTTGAGCTTTCGCCATATTGTGTAATTATGTCTTTAAGTGCTTGCTCGGCAATTTGAATTTGTTCTGTCAGCAATTCATGCTCTTTTTTCTGTGCTTCAAGTTGTAATTCTAATTCTTGAGAACTTCCCTCTAAATCTTCGTTTTGTAGTTTCCAAAGCTTGAATTCCTTTTGTATAACACTAACAGTACTCTCTACAAATCCGCTGATTTTTTGCATTGCTGAACCGATTGTAGTAGCCATGGTATCTGCTGATGATATAGGTTTACTTGCATTATCATCAATTCCTTTTGCAAGACCTTCGTCAATATAACGACCGTATTCAGCCATTAATGTTGATGGCGATTCAATACCAAAGAAATTTTTAATTGTATCCCCGATTCCGTTTACAAAACCTGTAACTTTTTCACGAATCCAATCGGCTAATGAATTAATACCGTTCCATAGTCCTTCAACAATATCCTTTCCCATCTGCGCCCAGTCTGTTTCTGTTACCGCAGTAACAAGATTTGTATACAATGTGGGAATAAATTCTAATATTTTTGGGATGCCTTCAACTAATCCTGTAACTATCGCATTAATAATTTCAGGCAGCCTTCTTATCAGTTCTGGCAATGCATCAATTAACCCGCCAGCTAATGCAATTATCATTTCAATAGTTGCAGGAATTAATATAGGTAATGCATCAATTAAACCGTCTGTTAATGCCATCATTAATATTATTGCACTGTCTATAATTAATGGTAAGTTATCTATTAAAGTATTCGCAATCATTAAAACTGCATCGACTGCAACCGGAATAAGTTCAGGTAACATTTTTAATAACGACTCTAAGACTTGATTAAATAGTCCGGCTACAACTACTAATAAATCGGGAAATATATCGCTAATAGCTGGTAATATAGCATTAAACGCTCCTGGCAATGCTTCGGCAATATTTCCTATTACCGGCATTAGATTTTCTAACACATTCTGAAATCCTTCAACAAGATTTTGCGTAAGACCTGTCATATCTGCGTTGGAATTTCCAAGTCCTACCAGCCAATTTTCCCAAGCTGAACTCATAGCATTTACTGAGCCAGATATAGTGTCACTTGCTTCAAGCGCTGTAGTGCCTGTAATTCCCATTTCCGTTTGAACTACATGAATTGCATCAACTATATCTGCATAAGAAGATACATCATATTTAAATCCGGAAATCTTTTCCGCTTCCTCCAGGAGCCTTTCCATTTCTGCCTTAGTCCCGCCGTATCCAAGTTTCAAATTATCCAGCATTGTGAAATTACCCTTGGCAAACCCAGAATAAGCGTTTTGAACAGATTCTATATTTGTGCCCATCTTATTAGCATTATCAGACATATCCGTCATAACCATATCTGCGTACTTAACAGCTTCTTCGGTATCTCCGCCCAAAGATTGTATCAAGCTTGCTGAAAAACCTGTAACAGTTTCCATGTAGGCATTTGCGGAAAGTCCTGCTGTCTTGTAGGCATTGTTTGCGTATTCTTGTAGTTGTAAAGAGGATTCACCAAAAAGAGTATCAACTCCTCCAACTAACTGCTCGTACTCCGCATAGCCGGCAACAACATCTTTGGCTAATTTTACTGCCGCCGCTCCCGCTGCTACTGCCGCTGCCCCTGCCGCTACCGCCACACCTTTTAAAACTCCTCCGAATTTTTCGAACTTACCTCCAGTGCCGTCAACCGATTTACCTGTGTCCTCAGTCTCTTTGCCAAGCTCATCCATTGCTTTAGTGTTATCTGATACTTCACGTTCCATTTTGTTAAGGTCAGCTGTAGCACGGTTTAAGTCTTGCTGCCATTTTTGCGTTTGTGTAGCATTTTCCCCATATTTTTCGGCTGATACTTTTAACCCTTTTTCCAGTGCTTCGATTTTATTTTTTTGTTCGTCTATTTGCTTATTTAGAACCTGATTCTTTTTGGTGTAAAATTCTATGCTCTTATCATTCTTATCAAACTCCGATTTGACCTTAGTCATTTCAGTTCCCAAAGTTCGTAGATTAGTATTTATTTCAGTTACAGCCTTCTTAAATTGGGCTTCGCCTTGCAATTCAATTTTTGCACCAATGCTACTTGCCATGTTATCACCTACCTTTTACAAAACATCATCCAATGTTGGCTCATACTCAATTTCTCTGTAAGTCATGTTGTTGTTTTTCAGTCTATTTTCTAAATCAAAAGTATCTTTATATACTTGATAAAGTTTAATAAACTTTGTTACCGTCATTCTTCCAACTTGCTTTTCTGTAAATCCCATTTTTATTCCTGTAAATAAAAACCACGCAAAATTTATTAATCCGTCACCTTCTGCGTGGTCATCTCGTTTTTTATCTCGTCATTCCCTTCATTGCCAGGTATCTTTGTACTTTCTGCGGTTACTGACATTAGCTGTAAATTGACCTTGTCCATTCCAACCATGGATATTAGTCTACCAACTTGTTTTTCGGTTACAAAAGGTCTTTTTTCTCCTTTATTTTCATTTTCTATGTCAATGCCTTCGTTAATAAATTGGGTAAACGTCCATTTGATGTCCTTTATTTTAGGTTCTACACCTTTCGGCGGCTGCAGGGCATTTCCCCAATTTTCAATGGTATCGTATTTGTCCTGTATAGCTTCCATCACATTAAAAGTGTAAGCTATAGGGTATTCTGTTCCGTCTATTTCAATATGTTTAACTATATCTAACATGATTCCTCCTTAAAAAAGGGCAGATTGCTCCGCCCTTATGTTGTCTTAACAACAGTAATTTCTGTGACTTGTGGTGTCTTAATTCCTTCTTGTGCATATACCTTGATTTTATGACTTCCAACATCCAATGGAATAGCTGCTGATGCAACGTTAGTTGTTAAGTTTTCCGTGAATACATCATCAACATATAGTTTAAGCGTATGGTTTGCTGCTGTTGCTTTAACAGTTATACTTGCTGCACTTACGCCGCCAAAAGTATATAAAGTTTCTCCAGCAGAGAACGCCGGTGACAATGCGCCTCCTGTACCTGTTAATACTAAGCCCGTTAATCCACCTGAAGCTGTGGTCGATACACTTGCTTTGGTGTCAAGCCATGTTTTTGCATCTGCCTCTGTATCAAATACGTTTTCGCTTTTCCAGTCGCCGTTAATGTCTTTCATTATAACGCCTTCGATTTTAGGTGTTTGAAATACAACGCTTTCGCCTTGTGTCTCTGTTTCATCGTTCGGCTCGCCAAATTGTACTTTATGCAGCCAGACAGCTCTCCACTTGTTTAGACCGTTCCTTTTGATTCTTCCATAAAAGCCATTCCCCATATAAGGTGCAACATCGTTTTTATTTGCAACCATCTCACCGCCTGCACCAATAGTATGTCCCAACATAATAGCTTGCACTTCTAATGGTAATTCATTAAGTCCAAGCGTAATGGTGCCATCAATAAAACTTTGGTCTACTTCATCGATGTCATCATCAGCAAATAATTTTACATTGTTTTTGTTTATTTGAATGCCAGCGCTCATTGCTTTTGCAATAACAGCTCCATTTGAATAAACGGGTGAACCTGTTGCGTCTGAATAAAGCGCATATACCGGGTATTTCAATCCTACTTTCTTCATGTTTATCTATCTCCTATTCTATTATGATTTCTATTTCTTCATCAAATTTCTTTTGCATT